GGTGGTAATAGCGCCTGTTCCAGCCGTCTTGCTGATTTGTTCAAATCCGCCTTCAGACCGAACCGGGCCGTTAAAAGTTGTATTAGCCATTTCTTTCTCCTGTCGTGGCTAGTGTCTGCCGCATTATTACGACAGTCAGGAAAAAGGAGAGCAGCCCTTTGGTTAAATGTTAATCAGACTGCTCTCCCATACTGCTTACGCTCCGGGCGAAGCGTAGATACCCAATGGGTCAGAAACACCGAAAGAATAACGCTCACGCGCTTTGTAACGCACGTTACCCGTATCGAAGTCACCGTCCATTGAAGTTTCCAGCGCGGTACGCTCGAAGTGTCTCAGGCCGTTCGGTACATCAGTAATGATGTAGAAGGAATCCGAGTCAGTCAGGTAATGATTGACCGAATAACCTTCCGGCACGATGCCCATGCTGCGTACAGCATTGATATCGTTATCCGCCGTCGCAACTCTTTGATCTGACTCAAGAAGCCGCGTGGCAATAAACATTCCGGCAGGCGGAACCAACAAACGTCTTGGCCGAGCCGCGATCAGAAGTCCACGCTCATCTGTGAGAGCGGCGATTGTAACGATTGCCGCCTCCAGCGAGGTTTCGTTCAAATCGGCTGCTGTCGCAGGACGATTATCGTTCGTGCCGCCATCCACCCTCGGATGACCGCCACCGCCAGTAACACCATCACCAGATGCAGTGAACAGGTTTACCCCGTCACCAGTCTGGTAAGAGTTGGTGAAACCGTTGTTCAGCGGATTCGCTGCTTTCACCTGCTTGGTGTATGCCATAGCACGAGCAAGGGCTTTTGTGTAGCGAGCAGAAAGCGAGTCATAGAGGTTATCCTCCATAGCTTCTTCCGTAATCGCAAAACCCATTGCAATCGTTTCATGGTTGTACCGGGCCGTGAACGCTTCCTGCGCAGAATCATAGGAAATTGCATTTCCTTCGTCCTTAACAGGAGCAGCACCAAAACCGCTCAGTTTTACCTCTTCCTCGAATGAACGCTCTGACGAGGCCGTGTCATAAACAACGGCGTGTTCATCCTCGTACTTCTCATACTCCAGGCCGAAAAGGGCATTAAGCCCCGGCAGGAGTTCTTTGAGCATTTGCGCTCTTGATATAGCCATAGCTATTTACTCCTTATATGCCTGTAGTATTGGTTAACTGATGCCCCGCGTTGAAGCGGAAAATGCCATCAGTGTAGGTATCGCCAACCGAACTGGAAGGACCGTCATAAAAATCGACAATCCTGATCGGCAGCGTGTTAGTGGTTGCGACTGTATCAGCATCACAAGCGTTTTTGCTTCGACCAATCGTGGTCGAACCTGCTGTTTGAACCACAGCAAAGTTCGCGCCAAGCCCGGTCTGAGCAATCGTTGCATCGCCCTGCATCCTGAAAAGAACATCAGGATCAATCAAGACATAACCAGCAGCATCGGAAGCCGATGTATCGGCAGGCCAGGTCTGATTAAATGTCATTTGATTGGAATTAGGATCTGTGTACTTACAGCCCATGAAAATCCCTATGGAGGTTAGTGAGGTAGTTCCGGCGTCTTTCTCAATCGTTCCAGCCGTAACCAACTTCACAAAATCTCCATAGAAGATAGCGGTGTCATACGCGCTGGCAATCTTGATATGCACAACTTTTCCTGAAAAGGAACCGCTGCTCGAACAAGTACCAACAGGTTCTGCACCATTTGGAGTTGCAGAAGTAGCCATCTTAAATTTCTCCTACGCTACTATTGAAGAAAAAAGGCTATTTCAAAAGAGAATTAGCCTTTGCCAAAGGTAGTGCGCGTACTTTTCTCAGGTCTCAACAAGGGCATACGCGGATCATTTTCCCTCATGTAGTTGTTGTCCACTGACTCCATCTGCTTTTGTGCCAAATCCTGGTAATGCTTGTTCCTGGCATCCATTTTTTCTTTAGGAGCCTTGCAAAGCAATAACCCGCCGACCTCAAGATTCCCCTTAAACTGGGAATTGATATCAGACTGAATATGAAGTTCCGGGTGGTCTTCTGCCCTTACAGGCATCCAGCCATCTCTGAACTTCTGGGATACATTCGGGTTATCCGATTGACCCATAACACTGGTTCTTATCCAGCGAAAAACCCAGCCATCCTGCGGATCAGGTGTTGGCAATTTTGAAGAAGGAGTCCAGGAGTCATTACTCTCACGGACATCTTCTGCACGAGTATCGTGAGACCTATGAGTGCGCTCATCAGCCATTTGACATCTCCTTAACGAGTTGTTTGGCATACTGTTTGTTGGTTAACCCGAGTCGTTTAGCGAGTGCGACCTGGGTGGACGTTAACTGCACTTTGCGCGGCTTGGCCCCGTTATTCCTTGCGGAAGGGGCGACCACGGAGGACGGCTGACTGGTCGTCGCAGACGCGGCTTGTCCATTACCGCTCGTACCTTCCGATACGTTGTCCGACCAATCATAATCATTAAAACGGCTACGCATATTCTTATCAATGTATTCAAAATACTGATCTGAATTAGGCGAAAGACCGTTATCTTTGATGGCTTCTTCGTGAAGCGCATAAGCGTATGCTGTCATACCCTTATGACCTTCATCACCAAACCATGAATTTTTTTCTCCCCATTCCTTTGCCCTGGGCTCTGGTTCCGGGACTTGCTGGGCGGCAGACTGCTGATAAGCCGCCTGCTGCTGATAAGCCACTTGCTGCTGATAGGCGGCCTGTTGTTCCGGTGTTAACTGCGGCGGCAAATTATTTTCATACCGCTGCGCTTCCTTTAATTCAGACTGAGCCTGAATCATGCTCTCCTGAGAAGTAACAATCGCATCTGTATTGCCTTCTTCATGCGCTTTGCGATACTCGGCTTTAGCTTTATCTGCCGCTAACTGTGCTTTTGCCTTAACCTGAGAGGCCAGCACTGTCTCACCACGATTTATCAAAGACTCGTATTCTCTGTTCTTCGCGCTAAGATTCTGGTTTTGCTGGTTTAGCTGTTGAGCAGCCTTAACTGCTTCATCGGCAAGACGCTCTGCCTTTCTTCTCTCGAAAGTGGCTTTGTCCAAACGCTTTCTGACACTGGCGCTATATTGATCCAGTTCTTCATCGCCTGTTGGTTCTTCTGCCGCTTTCTTGGAAGGTGGCTTGTCGTCAATGATTTCCAAATCCAGATCGGGCTGTTCAGCATCAGCCTCCTGTTGACCGGACTTCTTGGCAATTTGCGTCCTGACACCGAAGAACTTGTCCTCGGCTGACGTTGGTGCAGTAGTGGATTCTGCCTGTTCCACGCTGTTTTCTGTTGCTTCGCTCATACCTTTACGATACCCCGTGGGTCTTCGACCACAGCTTCTACACTGTCGTCATTGATTAAACGGAACTCTTTCCCATGAACCATAAATCGTGTGCCGGTATAAGAGCGCATCACGATCCAGTCCCCTTTCTTGCAAAACGGGCCCGTTGGAAAACGACCCGGATTGGCGTATGCGTCCGGGCCCATGTCCAGAACAAAGCCAACAATACTGCCAACTTCTTCGGCATGTATGGTCTGACTTGCTTTAATGATTCCGCCATCCGTTTTCTCATCAGGTTCTGGTAGAGCAATCAGTATCTTGTAGCCTTTCGGCTTCGGCATCTGACTTGCTTTGCGAGTTTCTGATTCGGCGATCTTTATTTCTGCGACCTTCTGCTCAGTCTCGTTTACTTCTGCTGCTGCTAATGAACTTGCCATTAGTTATCTTCCTGCACTGGAAATGGGTGTCCAGAGTCACCTGCGCTGCCTTATGCAACGTTGTTATGCTTCCTCGATCTTCTTTTTAAGATCAAGCAATTCTCTTTCTGCTACTGCAAGCCCTTCTATGACCCCGCAACAGCGCGTGTATTCTGAAAAATCTTTGCAACCACCCGTACTTAAATGGTCGCTCATTTCGTTCATCATTCCACGGTACTTATCCCTTAAAAGGTCTAACTCATCCATTTGAGTTCTTGTCGCCCATTAAGTCTTTAGCTATTTCTTTTCCTAATTTAGCACCTTCAAGCTGTTCTTTACTAGCAATTCTTTTAGATTCAAGTTGCTCTCGACTATTATCAGCTGCAATCCTTGCTCCAAGTTTTGCCTGTTCAAGACTTGCCTGCTGCGACAATTTCTCTCTTTCAAGAGATGATTTATCAGACGCTTTCTGCAAATCAGCCTGAATCTTGGCCATGTCTGTTTGCGCTTTCGCCTGCGCCTGGGCCTGCTTGATCTGCAATTCCTGCTGCTGCATCTGGATAATCGGGTCTTCTGCCTGTTCAGCCATCTTCTGCGCTTCAGCTTCACGCTTGTCTTTGCCGGTAAGCTGCGCTGCTGCTGGCGCAACAAGCCTTGAAAGCCTGAGTTCGATATCTTCAGGCAAAGGCTCATCAGGACCGGGAAGCGGAACACCCAGTTCTTCTTCGATTTTTCTCCTGTAGGCAAATGCAACGTGCTCTGAGATATGCGCTGCCATCGCCGCTTCAGAGGCTTTAGCCGTGGGACTCTGAGACATGATTTCCATGACCTTCGGGTCCTGGATCAGAGAAACATGGGTCTGAATATGGGCCTCGTGATCCTGGTAGATGAATGCCTTAACAGGCTCGCCATTGATAATGTTCATGTTCTCAGAGACCGGATCTGCAATTTCCACCTCGTCCTCAAGCGGAACAATCTTGTCTGTATCACGAATACCAAGCACATCGAGCATTTGCCTGTGAAGTAACGGCATGTCGTACATTTGCGGTGCCTGGGCAGCTAATTGTAACGCCGCCTGGTACTGCATAATCCGCTGTGCCATCGTACCTGCGTTGGGATCACTGACCGGGATGATGTCCACGCGGTCATCGAAGTCTTCCCGGGTCAGTTCACCATCAGCAGCATCGTAGGGATACTCGGATGGGCCAAAATCACGCACTATTCCTGACAGAATCCGCAATTCCTTGCGCATCGAGGCATGAAGTCGTGCCTGGACTGCGCTCATCACCTTCATTGAGCGTTCCAGGATCGCCAGCGTCGTACCAACCGGCGCTTCGGCGTTCATATCGGCGGCTTTTACATCACCGGCAGAGGCAAATCGCCTGCCTTCGGTGACAATATCGCCTAAAAGCTGGTAAAGGACATTGGAAGGCTCTTTGTAGGGCAAAAACGTGATGTTGTCGCGGATTGCGCCGCCCGGAACGTCCACATCGCGGAATTCACCCGGCATAATCGGCGTATCGTCGCCTTTTATGCGTAATCCACGGGATTTTAAGCCACCGGGCAGGTTGGAAAGCGTTCCTGCGTCCACCAACTGGCGTAAAACGCTGGTCGCGGACTTCGCCAGCCCCCCAATCATGTGAATCAGGCCGAATCCGTAGAACCCGAGGCCCGGAAGGTACTGATAATGGACGAAATGCTCCCGCTTCATCTTCACCGGGTCGTTTTCATACCAGTTTCTGCGGATCGAAAGCACGTTTCGGCTGGATTTGTCGATACTGACCACATACGGCAGGGCAATCCCGGTCGGCTCACCGTTCTCGGCGTCCTCAAAGCCGACTAAATCCAGTTCAGCCTGAATTTCCAGAATAGTGTGGCGGTTATCGAACTCATAATTGGCCGACCCGCCTGTTAACTGGTTGTATTTCCTCTCGATCTCGCTTGTGTCAGGACTGGGGTCAGGCAAATCAATGTCGCTGTAGAAGCCGGAGACCTGCAATTTACGGATTTCATTGCTGGTCCGCTTCATTATGTGAGTGGCTCTCTCACAGGTAACCAGATCAGAAGCCCCGTAGCTCACCACGAAGTCTTCCGCAGGAACGAACATTGAACAGGGTCGCTCCATATTGGGATCGTAATAGACTTTTCTGAACGCAGACCCCGCCAGCGGCAATGAGAACAGCATTTTCTCTGTTTCTGCGCGGTATTCGGTCATCTTTTCGGTGATGAGGTAGTTCAGGTAGTCGCGTACACGACCGGCCTGCTGCTCTTTTTCGCTGGTAATCGTTCCGACAATGGATGTTTTGACAGGTCCGGCGGCAGGGAATATCTCCTGAATGGCCTGTGCCTGGAAGCGGATAACCGCCTCGGTCAATACCGGGTGAAATACCCCGCAAGCCCCGTCCCAGGGTTCTGTTCTGTCTTCGTTCTTGAGGCCGAGAAGATCAAGCCCGTTGATATAGGTATCTTCCCAGTCAGCGCGGGAGTCCCTGTCTGCTTCAAATGCGCCGATCAAGTCAGAAGCGATCTTGCGCAGGTCGCTGTCTTCAATAACGTCAGCCAGGTTCTCGTTATGGTCTGTACTGCCCGGCATCATCCCGCTGGGGTCAAAATCTATGATTACCCCGCCATCAGGGGTTTCAACAGATACCGACTCAGGATTGACAATATCTATTTCTAGACCAGCCTCGGCTCCCGGCTGCGCAAAGGGGTCTTGCCCCATTGGGCGCTCTATCGCCATTTATCCATTTTTCCTGAAAGTTTGAGGGCGAGCAGCGCCACTGCCACGGGCCACTGTGCCACCACCTTTCATCTTTTTAACCTTGCCGCCCTTATCGTACTCAACCTTGCCGCCCTTTTTGTACTTAACCCTGGCCTTGCCTGGTTGGTCTTCCTTGCTGTCGTAATAGCTAGGCATTCTCCTCTCCCGTTCTGTAAAACTTCTTCTCCCACTCCTTGTGCCTTTTTACAGGCTCTCTGAAGTAAGGAACCCATCGAGCGGCTTTCAATATCAGCCAGTTTATCCAATTCCAAGGTACAGGCAATGGTCTCATATAGTCAATAAACAATACTACCCGATTGTTATTGCTCAAATTTACAGCAAAATGCTCATAGGTGTCATCAAAAACCACCGCCTCCCCGTTTTTCCAGCGATATTCTTTCTTGTTACAGACCAGAATTGACTCCCCGTCCGTCGGGATCATCATGCCTAAATGAATACGGATAATCCCGCACCACGGCCCCTCATGGGGCATCAGCATCTTGTTAGGCCCGATCACTGAAAAATACGCCGAGACAATATTCCTGTTGCTGTCGAGGATTTCCATTGTTTTGGGAACCTGCTCACAATTTCTTTTGAAGCGATAAGTCCCCGCTTTGAGGAAGAACATCTTCCATTTTTCATCATTGGAAATATAAACCTGGTCAGGGCTGATGTCCTGAAAAGGCGCAAACTCGGATACCCGTTCCATAAGGGGTTTAAGCTCGGCAAGAATTACCTCGTAATTATCTTCAAGTTCCTGCGTAACCGGGAAGTCTTTTTTATCAAAAAAATCATTATCTCCTGCCAGAGACTTTCTCCTGAAAACAGGCCGGAAGAGCTTTTCCACCCAGTATTCG